CAAATTTTATACCACAACTGCCTACTATGAAAACTAGTAATAATGATGTCATAGCTATGGCAAATCAGAATGTAGATGAATTACAAGATAGTATTCTATCACATGCAGTTAGTAGCAAAATTCCAGATGTAAAGAAAGTTCTCAAGATAATTGATACTCTGGAAACTCCATTTACCATGCCAGTTATCGACGAACCACAAGTTTTATTTAGTGAAGAACTTGCGAGTAAGTTGACTAGGCGTAAAATATTAACAGATGAACACGAAGAGAACAATTTTGTTAAACTTAGATTTCTTAATCAGGATCCATCAAAATGTTTACGTTCTTTTCCTTCTAATGCTAGAAATGTACAAGGTACATATTGCACGACTCAAGGTGATGTAAATTACTTTTGGTGTGATTTACCTAGACAATTAGAATCCTGTGATATTAATGAGCAAGTTGAAACTCCCATTATAGCACCTGATAATTTAGATGTACAATTACAATCTTTTGTTTCAGAGTGTAAAGCGTTACCTTTAAACGCGGGAGTCCCACCAAAGGGTGGGGACCAAAATTCTTATCTATGGCCCTCCAAGGGAATTCATATACCTCCTGTAGCTGTACAGACATTACGACCGAAAGTTGTCCGGACAGAACAAAGTGTAGTAGTTGCGAAGGTAATAACCAAACAGCAACCACTTACGAGGAGTTTCGGAACTTGGACGGAAGGATCTCAGCTCGCAAAACTACCCCCTGGTGTCAATACACCTGGGTTGAAAATGCGAAGTACTGGGAGCCAGCAGGCACAACAACTTGTCGTTTCAGGGAGTCACAATCTACCCAAGAAACAGAAGTTTGGAAAGAATTCAAATCAAAATACCCCGCAGCAGCGTCGTATGCATGGCCCCCCCGTGGCTCAGATGCAGAGTATGCCAGCGCAAGAGTACAATCCTCAAGGATCAACTTCGTGGCAAAGCCCGATGAATCCAGCATACAACGCGCACTGGCCCTCATGCGTACCAACTATGGAAAGAAGATAGAGGCTCCAAAAATTTTTACTACAGATTATAACAGAGATACATCCCGCAAATATTTACAAAGTTTATTAAGATATATAAAGTTAGATTCCTCTCCAGGAGTTCCTTTACATAACTTAAGTCCTACCAATGATGGTGTTTTGAAAATATTGGGAGATGAATTCTTAGAATTAGTTTTAAATAGAATAGAAAATTTGTTAGAAATAGATTTTGTTTCACCATGTCAAGCTTTAGAAGATGATATGGTTGATCCTGTAAGAATTTTTGTTAAGAATGAACCACACAAGGTTGATAAAATAAAAGAAGGTAGAGTTCGTTTAATTATGTCTGTTTCTTTGGTAGATAAGATGGTTGAAAAATTTCTTAATCACCATGTAAATAAACATGAAATAGCTAATTGGATGAAACTATCATATAAACCTGGTATGGGATTCACGCCTGAGATGAATAAATACATTTTTCAAACCTTTAATAAACAAGGTTTACACAATTTTGCTGAAGCAGATATTAGTGGTTGGGACTGGAATGTTAAAGATTGGATGTTAGATGCGGATGTAGAATTCCGACTCAGCATACAAACTAGCACAGCCCCTTGGTATAAACGTCTTTGTGAACAACGCAATGAAGTTTATAAGAATTCAGTTTTTCAACTGTCCAATGGAACATTGTTATTACATCCACCAGGTATTGTTTTATCTGGTAGTGACAATACGTCTTCCACTAATTCCCATATACGAGACTTTACAGTCAAGTTAGTCTTGATAGCCCATGAAAAAGAAAATGGACAACTTAGTACTATTTCAGTTTCTGAAGTAGCTGCTATGGGAGATGATACTGTTGAGCCATTTATTATTGATGGCCAACAACAGTATTCTAAGCT